GTGCTCAATATCCAAATCCTCGATTACTTTTTCCAGATCCTGCTTGTTGAAAGGCAGGCCGGTTCGCCACAACTGCGCCATCGCCGGCAGCGCATTGCACTCCAGATACCAAGCGTGGTAGTGCATCCCTTCCGCCATCCGCTGCTCAATCTGCTGGTACAAATCCAGCAGCACGAGCACATCAGTGGCCGCATATTCCATCTGACTCAGCGTCAGATCCTGGGACCAATCGCTGCGCTGTTCTTCTTTCGAGATCTCGCGTTTGAGATACCGCCGCACAACATGTTGCAGGCCATGCTTTACATTTGCCTGCCCGTTGGTTAGTACACGACTGGCGAGCATGGTGCAGAGCACGCGCCCCTGCGGATACAGCTCATGCTCCTGCAACCACCCCAGATCGAACACCGCATTGTGCGCAACCCAAGTCCGCTCCACCTCAAAGAACTGCTCCAGCTCGATCAGGTCTTCGTCGGACAACTCCCAAAAGTCCAGCACCACAGGGTCTTGTCCCGGTGTAGCCAGCTGGAGCAACCGCAAACCTCCGATCTTCGGCTGGAGGCCGGTGGTCTCAACGTCAAACGCCACGAGCTTGGCATCGTCCAGGGTGTGGAGATGCTGGATGCCTTGGAGAATTTTCATGCCTGGTAGGGCGGGTTCGTGTACTACTCTAGCACACCTTCAACTTCCCTGGCAGCGCACCCTTCAGCGTGGAGCGTTCCAGCTTCTGGAAAACCGAGCAGGCAGCGATGTTCCCAGTGAACGCAGTGCTGGCACGGCCCACCATTAGGAACCCGGCGGTACCTCGACAGCATTGTTGCCCGGCACTTATCCGCCCGTCCGGCCGGTGTCCGGTCATAGCACTTGGCGCAATACAGCGGGTTCCTGGTGTTGCCGCCGCAAGCAATGCACACGCGCTCGTCGATGTTGAGTGAAAGTCGCTTCATGACTTTTTGAAGAGTGAACATTCAGTGGCAAAAGTCCCACCCGCTTCGGGCAGATGCATGGAACACCCGTTGGCATCCCAGTGAATACAGGCGTAACAGGAGTCAGTGTCATCCAACTGCAGGTGTAACACCACGGCTTCCTCCAGTCGCTGGAGCGCCTCGAAGTGTTTCATCTGCGCGGCGTCGATCTCAAAGAACGTATCGACATGCCCGCAAACGACGCATTGGCGCCTGACTCTCGTTGCGGGAGTGCGCCTCCGCACATTGGCTTCCCTGGTCCGGGATTCTTTGACACGGAACGACTTGTTCCCGCATTTAGGACAGAACTTCACTGACAGAACTCCAGGCTTGACCGTTGCAAATTCGCCAGGCGTGCTTGCGATCAACGCCGAACTCATTCGAGAGCTGGCTGTAACTCCAGCCCTGTTTCTGAAGTTTCCGCATTTTCACTACAAGCTCTGGCGTGAGGATCGCGGCGATGTTGTGCTCACCGCTCTTGAAGCGTCTACCCATTCCAGTGGCGAATAACTCCTGCGCAGATGAAAACGTTGGTGATCATGTAGCCGCCAAGGATAAAGAGACGCACCATCGCAACCTGATCTGCGACCCGGCTGTGCTGGTGCGCCTTTTCACCAACGGCCTTGGCGAGAATCCGCCACCAGTACCTCATTTTTCCTGATAAGCCTCTGTCGCCAGATGATTTACCAGACGATTGAGGTACCACTGGGCTTTTCGAGCATCCTCGTAGGGATCCTTCTTTAACCACATCCGACTGATGTACTTGATAACCTGCCACTGGAGGCCACCAACTACAGCATCGGGCGCGGCCTTCACCCAGTCTTCGATTACATCAATCACTTCAGTTTTCCCAGCCATGTAATGACTGGGGTGATTGACAGCATCAACAGCCGATAGTTTGAACTCGTTCATCATCCTTTAGAGGCTTGAACTTGCAGGTCTCCCTGATAGCGCCCGGTGACTGAGTAGTCCTTATTCGGCAGGAGCGACATCTTGTGGAACACAATCTGTCCGATCCGCATCCCAGGCCACAGGGGAACTGCGTGCATGGAGCGTGCATTTTGCAGCTCCAGCGTCAGCCGCCCCTTGAAGCCTGGATCGACGTACCCAGCCATCAGGTGCTCGATACCTTCCCGAGCCCGACTGGACTTGAGTGCCAGCTGCCCAGCCACGACGTTCGGCACCGAGAAGCACTCGAACGTCTCCGCAAGAATGAACTCATGTGGCTGGAGCATGAACGGTTCTTCCTTCGTGTGCCCAGCGATGGAATGCGGGACAAACTCCGGTGACTCCGGCTGCTCAATCAGGATGTTCTCCCCAAGCCTCACATCAAGCGAGGCCGGGTTAATCATTTCCTGATCGAAGGGATCAACAAGACCTTTCCGCGCCAGGCAGAAGATCTCGTAATCAGGAAGGATCGACATCAGGCCGTAACTTCCTGCTGGAGCTGAACGTGTTTCCAGGTTTTGCCCCACTTGATGCAGTTGATGGTGGTGATGTGAACGCCGTACTCACGGGCAATCTTGGCCACGGACTTATTACCAGTCGCCAGCTGGCGCTTGATCTCCATGACCTTGGCGTCGTTCAGCACCGACACACCCCTCTTGCCGCTGGACTTACGAGTCTTACTTTGAGACTTCGCAACGGCCTTGGCGGTGGGGGTAGCAAGCGTGCTATCAAGCACCACGCTGGCGCAGCTATCGAGGATGGTCTGGACCTTTGCTAGGGCGTGAGCCAATTCCTGGTGCTGGGAATCAGAAAGGATGTGCATGTTCATGGGTAAGAACGCGAGCAGTGTAGTAGAGAAAGGCCCGACTAGGAGTCCAGTTCGAGCTTGATGGCTGCCTGGAAATAACCTGCAACCTTGATGCGCCGGTAGATGTGGCCGGCTTCCTCGCTCTGCTTGTTCTCAATGGTGTCGTACTGGGCACGAGCCTCATTGAGGGCAGACAGAGTCTCAATGTTGAGCAGGTTCAGCTCGGAGTCAGCCAGCTCCGAGAGCTTATCGAGGTAAACGGACCTGCCCCCCAACAGGTAGGACCGGAAAAAGGGCAGCGTCGAAATTTCAGTCATGTAAATCCAGTAGTGATCAGCCGAAGTACAGCTTGCGCCGCTCTTCAACCCAAGCATCGTATTCGGCTGGAGTGGCAAAGCGATCCTTGAAGCAGTCCGGCACCGAGGTGCTGGGACGACGCGGCTGGCAACGCAGCTCACGCAGATCATTGTCGTTGTAGCCCCGCGATTGGCGGTAGTAGTCGGCGTACCAGTCAGTCATGC